CGCGACTACCAGCCCAGTAGGCGGTTTTCTGGGTGCTCTATAGGACTGGTCTCTTATTGTTGGCAAGAGGACATCCCGAACAGATAACACCCATCCATGAGGTAGCTTTCTACCGGGCAGTAGGATACTACCTTAGTTGGATCGTCGTACCTTTCAACTATGTCGCCTAACTTTGGAATCAGGTCTAGCCAACATAGGCTTGTGAACACGGTTAGGTTACGTAGGAGAAAGGATCCCTTCCTAATCTCTTTGTAAGCCAGAGCCTGATCTATGGGGTTTAACCTCTGTGTGAAAGTTGACGACCGTAGACTCGGCCCAGCGGATGGCCATGACCTGACGGTTTAGTAGTCCGCACCTCATTACTTACAGGGGCCAAAACTAGTTATCCATACAGTTGCTGTCTTCAGACTGTAGCACTACGCCACAGCGTATCACCTATACGGGCCACATCCGGAGCTAGGGCTCTATCGATAGGGAAGGCTGTCCGCAGCACTAGGTAGTTGCCCAAGGAGACTGAGACCAGTGAGTCTGGAAAGGGGAATCGGGTGCAGCCCTTCAGAGGGACAGTACCACTCTTTGGGTGTTATATAGATCTGTTATCAGATAAAGTGTTCTACAGGCTGACTGTAGGCCCCTACCATGGGATGGTAAACGGGAGTCGGCTCTTCCGGACTTTGTCAAAGTATCTAGGTTAACAACTAGAAAGGCAACCGACGGCGATAACACCGGGAATGTCGCTGAGTCCCAAATGCGAGATATCCAAATCGGGTCGGAACTGTCAGGACCCTGCACCTAGACGGAGGTTGCAGGCTAACACTGGGCAAGTGCAAAGGCTGGCTTGCCACACCGTTACCCGGCCTCAAGCAAAGTATCACCTTGGGGTGCCTCATGTTCGCAACCTGCTGTCGGAGAGTTAAATTAGAAGCAAGAGGATTAAGAAAACAAAATAGAAAAATGTTCCTATCAAACATAACAGTCACAAGCTCAAATGGGGTAACGCCCCGTAAGATCTCAAGGTTCAACCTCGATAATCTTTTTGCGGTACTGATGAACCTAGTTAATCTTTCTGGGAAGCCATACGCTTCCCAGTTGAACGGTGTCATCGGTCTGATATTCAATAAGATTTTGATAGGGTTTCAGGATGATGCTTCATTACTGATCGGGGATCTTAAATTGGCCAGAGCATGGTACATTAGAGCAATAAGATATGGCGATCGTGGTCCTATAGGAATGAGACCTCGGGCTTGGAATGATGTTCAGTCCGAGCCACACTTACTCCAAGGGGTCATGCCAATTATCGACGCGATCAGCCAGGAAAATGACTTCGGCACGTGTGTCTTCTTCCATAGGGTGATTTTCGCGATGCTATCGATGGACCGGGTTGTCGTGATACCTGCGAAACCGAACTATAATACTATTACTGATCCGTTTAAGATGCTTGAGAAAGGTAGTGTTGAGAATAAGATCAAGCTGTCAGAGATTCACGCAGCTTTAGCTAGTTTAGGTATTACCCCTGACTTGTTCAAGGAGGCCTACGAGCATCATGTTGCTAACTTTAAGTATGAGGTCCTATCGTCGATGGGCCCAAATGGACAGTCAACATGGAGTGCTCACTCAGATGTAAGGGCTTGGGCAGCCAACCCTGAACTGTTTAAGCAGCTCTGTACATTCTTAGAAGAGTCGGGTATGGGTTTCATGGTCGATGATATGGAAGGAACTCTTCGTATTCCGGAACACGATCTGGAACCACAACGTCACGCTTACCTTGGTAAGTTAGCCGTTATAGAAGAGTGGGGTGGTAAAGCCCGAATAGTTGCTGCGTTGGATTACTGGAGTCAGATGGCGCTCTCACCATTACATAACACTGTCAACTCCTTTTTGAAAGAATTGCCGATGGACGGTTCGTTTAACCAGGACGCGGTCGTCGCGAGAATGAAAGGGTGGACTAAGGATCCTTCTAACGAGCTGAATTGTTTTGATCTCACAGCTGCTACTGATAGAATACCTATTGAACTTCAGTCAACAGTTCTTTCGCACTTAATGGGTTCGACATCATATGGTCAAGCATGGAGTAAGATTTTAGTCGGGAGAAAGTACTTGTGTCCTGATGCTTACCTGCGGCCTTACAATGTAGGGCAACCTATGGGAGCACGTTCGTCCTTCCCGATGTTAGCCCTAATACATCACGTGCTGATCCAAGTCGCTGCAGCTAGAGCTAAAGTGGCGGATTATACAAAGTATACCATAGTTGGTGATGATTGTGCTCTGACCAATGCTTCTGTTGCTGCTAATTACAAGGTTATAACTGCATCCCACGGGATAGTTATTAACTTTAGTAAGTCTATTGAGCACGGTGCTACTCTTAGACCAGCTGGAGAGCTATGTAAGAGAACATTTATTGAGGGTCACGAGATAAGTTCTATTCCGGTTAAACAGATATGTAAAACTATACGTGATGGTCGGCTTGCACCACAATTGCAGAATGAGCTTGTACGGAGGGATATAGGTCTTGATGCTAAGCCGTTCTGGCAACTTATGTCAACCATAATGGATAAAGAATCATTGTCATTACTCATCAAGGATAATATCATGCCTTCGGAAGTGAACGGATTAGTGAGATCCATTGCAGTGCCTGGGCTCGCCCAAAGTACGCCGGACACCTGGTTCCCAGGTGTTAACTTATCAGAAGCAGATGTTGTTCAGGTCTACACCTGGACGGTAGCGTCTGAGTCCCTGAAACGTTTAGACGCGTTGCTTCGGCAATCGTTGGCTATTGCAGCCTTAATAAGTCTCCGGGCTGACGAGGGTGACCCGGCATTTAGTGGTTCTCTATTATCAGAGCTTAGACCGGTTATACAACCTTCAGTAGAGGCTACAGCTCCAGATGCGGCTAAAGCCATTAAGGAGTTGCCTAGATTGAACTCGTTCCATCCGATCGTACAGGCTTCTGATGCTGAGGCAAGACGTCTCGCTGATGACCTTTTCCTATTATCTTCCGCAGACGAGATGATGACTAGACGGGCAAGATCCGGTCTGTTAGATCGGTTCCGTAATGCACTGACGGATATCTGGACTGGAAGAAACGTTGTTAGTCCTTCACAGGATAGGTCGCTTATGACTAAGGCATTGAGAAACCTAGAGACCATTGTCCTTATCAGGGAGAACAATATCCTTGAATATACAGTGGTTCTAGCCCAGGTAGGTCGGACGTGGTCAGTCCACCTGGAATTAGGATCTAAGGTTATGATCAATGCAGTTAAAGCTCGTGTACCTACGTCTATGCTTAAGGCTGACGCAACACTATCAGAGGTAATCAGTGGTTTCAATATAATAGGTTCGAAAGGGGATCCAGGGTCCGATGCTGTCAAGCCTAGAGACTTGCCGCGCAAGACTACGAGAGCTGCGACAACCAAAGCATCAGATCGTTAACCAATCGTGATTAGCTTCGGTCTCCA